GCCCGTGTACCAGGGACCACGTGCCATGGATGCTATGCCTTAAAAGGTAGATACAGATTTAAAAAAACCAAAGAAGCAATGGCCCGGAGGCTGCGAGCCCTGGACCATGGATCATGGACCGCGGCAATGACAGCACTCATCTCCGGCCATAAGTACTTCCGCTGGCACGACTCTGGCGACCTGCAAGGGCCCGCGCATCTCAAGAACATATTCGAAGTTTGCAAGAACACACCAGACACCAGTCACTGGCTACCAACCCGGGAGCATGCGCTGCTTCAGCTCATGGATCCGGATGTAGTCCCAAAGAATTTAATAATAAGAATCTCCGCAACCAAGGTTGACGGCGGGGCTCCCAGATGGTGGCCCTGGACGTCGACCGTAAGCACAGGTAGCAAGACCTGCCCCGCGCCCGATCAGGGCGGCAAGTGCCGGAGCTGCCGGCTGTGCTGGTCTCGAGATATTCCCAACGTGACATATGCAAAACACTAAAATAAATAAGATCCATGAGTCATGGGCCGTGAAGAACGGCTACCGGCCAAAAGGTGCAAGCTGCAAGCGTCAAGCCGGAAGACCCAAGCTCCAAGCACCGAGGCCCAAGCGCCAAGCTTCAAGCTCCTAAAAAATATTATCGAAAGATTGTTGGACCGTGATCCACGAATCAGCGATCGAGAGGCAAGCGCCATGGCCCTTGGACCAGAGATCATGGATCTCGGACCCTGGAACAAGTTTCAAGCCCCTCTGACCGAGGGTCTTGACCAAGATAAATGTTTTCTTTGGATGTGATTTATGGAAGGCAATTTGGTGTGGTGAGAATCGAACTTTGTTTCCCTTTGCGACTTTTAATTCAACAGTGAAAAAGTGCCCAGAAGTAGTGTAGCCCAACACATCAGGCATCCCAAGTAAGCTAAGGTTTTCAATACGATTCCAGATAATTCCTTTGGTATTTTTTTTAAGATCTTGGTATAATTTACGTTCAGGAGCCATTTGATTTTAGAAGTAACATCAGTAGTCATCTTTAAGCTTGGTGGGAAGAATAAGCGGAGATTCTTTTACGGTTTTTAAAACTAATCTGTGAGCACTTTTATCATAATGTCCTACGATAGGAACAGCATGTTCATGAACTTCCATCCGTCTAATTTCATGAAGATGACCATCATATTCAACAAAAATAACTGCATTAGAAACAGCATTACCTTGACGACTACCGTCTGATTTGCCTTCGGTAAATTTAGCTAAAAATTCTTGTAGGTCTTTGACCCTCATTACATTCCTGACTTTCGAGCATTCTCAACTTGTTTATTTAAATGTTCGTGCAACTTCTTATTCTCTTCCTCTAACTCTGTCAATCTTTCTTGTAATTTTCCATTTAATTTTTGGTGTGACTCGTTGACTTCAAGAGCATCAGCAATCCTATTATATAAATCATTATTTTCTTTCTTAACTCGATCAATCTCTTTTCTTAATTCAATCTTCTCTTTGGATAGATCTATTACAATTCTCTTCGTTCCTTCAAGCGTATTAGTATCTTGCAAAGTCCGAGATAATAATTCTTTTAGCTTCCATATCTCCTTCTCATAAGTATCAATTAAGACACTTGTCTCCGTTGGTTTCTCTCTATCTTTTCTCATTTCTCCCATAATACATTTTCCTTCTTTCACATTGACTTTTTATCAATGTTACCTTAAATTGTCAACATGGGTGTCCCTAAGAGATTAACTGAAATGCAACAGAGATTCGCCGAGTTCGTAGTATTTGGTGGAGTAGATGGGCCTATGACTCAGGGTGAAGCAGCCATAGCGGCTGGGTATAGCCCTAAGAGAGCAAGATCAGAAGGATCAGAATTATTAAACCCTAGACTCAGTCCCTTAGTAGTACAGCATGTAGGAAAATTAAAAGAAGAAAGACTTAAAAAATTTGCGGTTAGTTATGATGGCCACGTTGCCGAGCTTGCTCGGATAAAAGAGCTCGCTTTAAAGAAGGGTAGTTTCTCCTCTGCAGTAAACGCAGAAACAAACCGAGGGAAGGCAGCAGGACTATACATAGAACGAAAAATAATAAAGCATGGGAAATTAGAAGATATGTCAGAACAAGAACTAGAAGCGAAAATGAAACAAATTTTAGACGATTACGCACCAATTTTAAACGTTACTCCCAATGAAAAACTGCCCAAACCAACAACAAGAATAAAGCAAAACAAAGCCAAAAAGCTAACATCTAATAAAGATTCAAGACAAGGCAATAAGTTAACACCACACTCAGTAGTAGTAAAGTTATAACTATCACCTTATCCGGATTCCACATTATCTTTTCTTTTTCTTCTTAGCTTTAGCTTTTTTCTTTTTCTTCTTAAGCTTTTTCTTTTTAGCCATATGATTAAAATCCTCCTTCCATATATTATACATATCTTCGCTTAGATCTTCCTCACTCATATCTTCACTAGACATTCCTCTTTTCTATACCAGTTATAACTCCTATAGGAAAGACATTCCTATCTGAATAAGCTTCGTCCTTTTCGTCATAACTCGCAAAAGTCCAAATGAATTTCTTAGTACGTTTATAGATGTATGCAAACGAAATCAGCTTTGAGCATTCAAACTTATCAAACTCCTCAGCGGTAGCGTGCCCTCCATCCGCTGTAATATCCACCCAGGAGATCTTATAGAAATAATATTTCTTCTTATTGATCACCACGTGACGATATTTAGTTTTTTTACGTTTCTTTGCCATATTGTTGCCACAATTCAATCTGCGATACCTACATACAGAAATTATTTTTATATCATCTCCGTCAAAAAATCCACTCTAGGTGTCGCAAAAAAGGAAAATCATCTATTCTTGTTGCTAGAGTAGGTGAATAGCTGAAATAGGGGGTATCGGCAAGGTATCGGCAAGGTATCGGCTGCGACACCTAAGGTATCGGCCTTTTCGCGTAACACGCGAATCTTGATCAATTCGATCAAGTTTGCGACACCTGAGGTATCGGCTGCGACCCCTCTGCGACCCCTCTGCGACCCCCATCGTTGCCTAATTTGTGCCATAATGTCGCCTTAATGTTGCCTCTTTCTCAGCTGCGTCAGCGACTTTAGCCAGTAGTCTATCGATGTCTTCTGTCAGGGCCACGTGTCCCGGAACAACATCCCCTCTCAAGAGTGCATCAATTTTGACCAATGCTTCCTCCTGATCGGCGGTGTAACGCTTGACTAAAGCGTTAAAGATTCTTTCTCTTATAGTGCCTGCGTCTCTCATGTTTCCTCCTTTGATGAATGCCAACTCAGCCCGATTTATTAAGGGTGATCCGCGACTGAGTCAGCTTGTTTCAGGATTCCATTAACCCTGTATGTGTGCGGGCCCTATTTCTCAATTTTATTTTTCTCAAATTCTGCTAGTAATTCTTTTTGATTTATAGTGGGTTCTTTTATAATTTCATAATATTCATCTAATCTTTTTAAAAACTTATGTTTCCAGTCCCTTAAAATAGGCCCGGAAAACTTGAATTCTTGGTAATATAGGTCAGGAGTACATACCATTATGATGCCTTGTTCAATGTTAGAGCCATGAATATAGTCATGGGCCATGGCATATGCTGCGATCTGCAGGTAATAATCTTCAATCCATGCCTCCTCCTTGGGGCGATTCGACTGCTTAAAATCGATGATGGTATCTAAATTATTATGCATGCAAACCAGATCCGTGGTCCCTGCATAAAGGCCCGGGTAGTAGAGCGTTACTTCGTTTCCGTAATATTGTGAAACATACGAGAGTCCTACGTCAATAATCTTTTGAGCCATTGGTCTAGCTTGAACACCAATCTCCGTAAGGTCCTCGTACCCGGAGTCTTCGATATGTTTCTCCAGGAACTTATGCATGGCAGTGCCCCGCTTACTAGATAGGTTGAATATTCTTTGCGCTTCTTCATGTCCGACTCGGTCTTTCCATTTTTTTAAATAGCCTTGGTCCTTGGTCCTATTAAGGATAGTCGTGACCGAAGGCAAGTTAAATCCTTTGACCTGGTAGGTCCGTGATCCCTGGGCCGTGGATCGTGTACCCCGGACATAGTTGTATTTATTATTCAGCTTCATACATGGTCCCTTTCAAAAAGCTTGCGCAAGGGACTAAAGTTTCCATCAAAATCTCCGAACGTGTCCACGAAGAAAGATTCTTTGACCGAATCGGTATCGCCTCCATCGTCAAAGAACTTGATACTTCGACGCCTGCTCTTGTAGGTGCTAGGATGTAAGTCATAATCCACCAAAGGGAAACCTCCACGATGAAACTTTGTCGTCGTGGTGTACTCATCTTTATCGGCTCGAATAGGAAGAGGATAAAGACGCATCCGGCATTTCCCATTTAAATAATTTTCAATTTTATAATGCCCTTCATAAATAAGAAGGATAAGAATCTGTTTCTCCGGAGCCATGCGATACCACCAGTCCACCATCAATTTCATTTTTCTTTCCTCAAAGTCATATCCAAAAATTTGTAAATCATTCAAATACTTATCGGTTCTTTTGATCTCAAGAAGAAAACGCTTATTGATCCCATCAAAATGATGATAGGTATCCGTTCCTTCAAAAGGATCTTTTTTAAAAATATCCAATTGATTCACGATTGCCAAGGCCCAGTCTTGAATTTTTCTTTCCGTGTAGTAATTAAAATTTCCTCCTTTTAGATCATAATAGTCGGTCATTCCAGCACCCAAATTTTATCGAGGTTAGTCTTTCCGTTCGCGAGATGATTGGCATAATAATTATAATAACCATTTTTTCCATAGTTACCTGTACCACAAACAAAGCGTACCTTTTCTCCATCACTTATATTTTGGTGAGTCGTTTTATTAATAATCGCAGCCTCTCGGTTCTGGAATAAAGTTCTTTCTCCTTGGGAAGCCTTGACAATAGTTCCAATATGAAAAGGACCAAACTTGTTTATCGTTCGATTAACGATAAAGTCAACCGTCATGGTATTATCGTCATAATGAACCTCCTCTGTTGAAGCATTTATCTTTTCAGCATAGTATTTCAACAAAGCATTAAGGGTTGAAGTAGGCTTACCTTTTCTTGAACCGATGTGCGGTCTCCAGTCCCATTCGGGAGTTTTGACGTGAAGATTATAGACATCTTTATTTTTTTTTATTTTTTTCTCTAAAATATCATGTTGTTTTGCAGGAAATTTATCAGCAATCAGCATGTCGATAGCCCGGCCTACTTTTGTCGTCAAAGAATCCGTGGCGCTCCAGCCAGTAAAACATTTAAAATGATTGCACCAATTAGTATGAATATTAAATTTTCTAGAAAGATCAATGATAACATCTTCCGCATAAATAAAAACAACGTTTACTTTTGTTTCAATCAAAGCAATAAGCTTTTTAATATCGGGCTTACTGGTGACAATAATTTCAAAAATGGAATGAGGTTTAAAGGCAGCATCAAAAATATAAACATCGGGCTTCATGAAAAATCCGTCTAATGAAATATCATTCTCAATACGGACTTTGGTGTTATAATCTTGACGAGGGATATGATTATAAATTAAATTTTTTGCCACTTGTCCGCTGTCGCGTTCACAAATAGGAAACTTTTTATCTGCGTCTTCCCAGGTTTCAGCACCACATAGTTCCTGAGGGGTCATATAATTAAGCTTTGCGGCCACCATATTTTTTACGAATGTGTGAAGGGGAGTTTCTTCTAAATTATGAATCTCAATGTTAAATTTCCAGACTGGGTATCCTTCTTTAATTTTCAGTTGTGTGGGCATCGAGTCTTTTTCCATTTCCTGTATTCTTTAATCCATTCATCAGGGTCCCGCTTCTTCCAACGTTGGTCCCAGGCCCAGCTGTGAAGCTGACCGGATTTGACCTCAATGAATCGCAGGACACTATCTTTAAAGTTCTTGATCAATGGAGCCTTTCCTTCTTCACTTCATAAGGTTCAACGTCGATTGTGGCCGCGAGAGTCATCATCTGTTTATATTCACTGTCACTGAGATGAGTCTTATAGAGTCGTTGCGCAATGGCCATCAGGGTGCCTGCCACGACCTCGGGCGGATGGTCCTGAATAAGAGTAATGGCGCGTTCGAACAGGTCATCATAAACCATTCTCTCATCATCTTTTTCTTCAATTTTATATTTCATATTTTTCATAATTTTTTTGTTTCTTTTCCCTGATTAAAGTTTCTTACTTGGACATGGCCCTTCTTATTAATATAAGTACACCATCCGCTGAATTGAGGATACTTCAACAATAATTTTTTAAACAATTTTTTCCAGCTCATCGCACTCATGATTTCGGCTGCTCCACCTTCTTTCGTGATCGTATATTCGTATCTCACGGATTATCCTTCTTGGTAAAATAATCAATGCGCGAGTCTTGATCAAACATGATATTCCCAGACACACTAACACGGGTTACTGCTGATTTAAAGGGGAAGACATAATGTTTCAAGATCGCTGGAAAAATGTATAGATCTCCGCTCTTTGGCAATTGATGCACCACCGAGATGCAAGTCTTGTCTCCCTCCCCATAGGTCCAAGATATGCCTCCGGGTCCGCGCATGGTTCCTTTAAACGCTGCGCAT